AAAAGCCGCGTGATATGCCAGACATGCAGAGGAACCGGGTGGATCGTGACACCTAGGACCCAGGATTTGTGTCCAGATTGTGAGGGTTGGGGTTACAAAGAGAAGAATAATGATGAACCTAAAACCAACAGTGTGCCTAAAGCACGAACACGGAGTCACCGCGCAGTGGTGGAACCCAGAGACAAATTACATGATCCTCGCCATATTCGTCCCTCTGGCAGGAGGCAAATACGCCCTTGCCCAAGTCGCAGGGCCATGGTCAGGCGTAAAACAACCCTCTGATGACCCAAACACCTGGGAGCCATACATCATTGACGGATATGACACAGAACGCATCTACTGCCTCACCATAGCAGACATAATCCTGACATGCCTGAACGGCACTGTAGGAGGCATCAAGGCCCTCAAGAGCTTCTTCCAGGGTCCGGTCATAGGATTTGATTGATGGTGACTAACATAGGTATTGCAGAATGCCTCTAAAATAATTAAACTTGGATGGGAGGTTGGAAGAATACAGTTTAGTATTCTCCACCTCCCATTAATTTATGCCTAAAGGCAGTCTCACTAAGTGGGGTGAAAGGAAAGCCACTGACACCCAATATACAGGCCAGGAACTCAAGCGGAAGGACCCTGAGAGATACGCAGCGTTGGTCAGAGGGATCAAGGAGGGTGTCTCACAGAAAGTCCTCTCAGCAATCTTCAGCACTAACCAGCAAACCATAGCAGCCATAGCCAAGAGGGAGGATATAGAGGCTAATGGTAAAGCTGCTCTGCTCAACAGACTTAAAGCAACAAGGGACGCACTGTTGGGGAAGATGCATGAAGCAGTGGAGAACGGGGAAATGAAGGGGAAGGATTGTTCCGTCCCATTCGGCATCGTAACTGACAAAATCCTCCAGATAGAGGGCCAACCTTCGACAATTGTTGAACACAGGTCGGTCCAGATTACCTCAGATAGTCTAAAAGAGCTACTTGAGGCCACTAAAAGGGAGAAAGAAGTTATAGATGCAGAGGTCGTTGAGCCTAAGTCGTTGCCAGAGAACAATCATGGGTAAACCACTTAATTATACATAAGACATATTGTGCGAAAGATGACTAACACCGCATAGACAAAGGGGGTAGGGGGGGTCACTCATTGTCTAGGAATGAAGAAATCGTTGCGGATCTCCACTTACACCCCAAATGACAAAGGCCCCTCCTCTTTGACATTTAAGAGGTGTCGCTAAATGTCAAACGCACTTCTCCCACCGGGTTGGTAAATGACTTTTGGGAGGAGTCATGGAAAAACAATGTGTGGTCTGTGGGGCCACTTATGAATCGAAGATGCCCTGGGCAAAGTATTGCTCCAATAGGTGTTCTTGTGCGGCTAAGAAGTCCCGTAACCCTGAGAGGTATCGGTCCTATGGTAATGCCTATTACAAGGCTAACAAGGCCTCTGTGAGGGCCTGTAGCCGCAAGTGGAAAAAGGCCAACCTAGATAAACACAATCTTCATTGCCACAAATATAGGGCCAGGAAGAGGCAAGGCGATGCCCAGGGGTGTTCTGATTGGGCTGATTTGATGGTGAATCCATTAGTAGGCAAACCGTGTTTTTATTGTGGTGACTTTGAGTCTGGTTATCACATTGATCATCACATCCCTATTTCTAAGGGAGGCCCACATGAGCCTTGGAATTTGAGGGTGGCGTGTCCTAGGTGCAACATGAGCAAGAGTCAGAAGCTGCCCAGGACCACCTTTTGCGAAGAGTTATTTTATGTCTGAAACAAAGAAGCGAACGAGGGGAAGACCTGCCAAGCGCAGGTCCATGCTGGAAACACCTGACCTCAGGTGGAGAGCTGGCAAAGAGCCAAAGATGACTAAGGTAGTAGACAGGCCGTTTAACAGGAGCCTGATTAAGACCGAGATAGGGTTGGTGAGGGTGAAAGACAATGAGTTGTTCCAAAAGGGCCTGGAGATCCCTGTATGGGTTGAGAAAGGGACTGATAAGCTGATCTGCAAGGGTGTTCCAAAGCAGCTTGATCGTTGGGCATGAAGTGGACTCCGCATCCCATCATCAAGATCCCTTCTAGGGAAGAGGCCGAAGCTCTGAACGATCAGGGGAAGCTTCTTGAGTATTACCAAAAGAGGGAAGAACTGATTGAGCTGGAGGCTGCTGATCCATACACCTATGGAACGGATCATCATAATACCTCTGGAGTCTTTGATCATTGGAAAGATGTTGATGATGCGATCGACAATCCTGACATCGATGTGATTTACATCTTTGGTGGCAATCGTGGCGGCAAAAGTCGTTACCTAGCTTCGAGGATGGTTAGGGCCATGGTGAACAGGCCCAACATGAAGATCTGGTGCTGTCACAGCTCCAATGACTCTAGCATACAGGTTCAGCAGCCCTACATTCACACGTATCTTCCGTTGCAATGGAAGGAACAGAAGAAGGCTGTTCGATCTGTAGCCAATATCTCTTTCACCCAAAAGAATGGCTTCTCAGGCAGGACTATTGTAGGCCCTAACCACTCTCAGATGTGGTTCAAAAATTACACTCAGGATCTATCCACCCTGGAGGGAACTGAGTTGGACTTGATCTGGTTTGATGAGTTGGTGCCACAGGCCTGGGTAGAAACGCTTAAATACCGCCTTGTCTCTCGCAAGGGGAAGATGTTGATCACGTTTACACCAATCGAGGGGTATTCTACGGCTGTTAAATCGGCCATGGACGGTGCCATGATCGAGGAGACTAGAGAAGCCAAGCTGATTGATCCTAAAAGCCCTGGCACAATCCCTGGAGTCCCTCCTGGTCACATGCCGTATAAGGGGAGGACCAAGAATGGTAGCGGCAAGCTGTTTTGGTTTTTCTCGGAGTGGAACCCGTATACGCCTTTTGACAGGTTACAGAAGACACTGAAAGGAAGGACTAGGGAAGAGCTAGAGATTAGGGCCTACGGCTACGTCTCCAACCCTGTTACAGGCAAGTTCCCTAGGTTCACGGATCGCAACATCATCAAAGCCTCTGATGTTCCCAGGGAAGGCACTAACTACATGGTTTGTGACCCTACACCAGGAGATCGGAACTGGTTCTTTTTGTGGGCTAGGGTCGATGATCTCGGTCGTGTCTTTGTCTACAGGGAGTTCCCTGATTACAAGAACCATGGGGAATGGGCTGTTCCGAGCAGCAAGCTCGACGGTAAACCTGGGCCTGCACAAACAGCAGATTGCGGTCGGAACATAGCTCAGTGGAAACAACTGATCAGGGAGGTAGAGAAATCTGATGGCGGGATCCATGAGAGATACATCGATCCCAGAGCTGGTAGAACTGCTGTGTTAGGTCAGCGAGAACACAACCAATCGCTGATAGACTTGCTTGCTACACCAGACCGAGGTGCAGGAGGACAGGTGACTCAGGACGGGTTACATTTTACTCCAGCAAGCATGGCGCATATCGACGAATCAGTTGCACTTGTCAATAATTTGTTTGCCTATAATCTGGCCGAAGAAGTGACGGTTCTTAATGAGCCGAAACTCTATATCTCCGAGGAGTGCGGTAACTTAATTTACAGTCTGAGGACGTGGACTAATGCGGATGGTGACAAGGGGGCTTGTAAAGATCCCTGTGACGCCTTGCGCTACCTGATTTTAATGGACCCAATGTATGTCCCACGTCAGGCCGAATACACATCAGAACCAGGGTCTTACTAGGCTCTAGGTGACAAACACCATGCACAGCAACTACGTTGACGGAGATAAACTCCAAAACACTACGGACCCCAACATCTCCGAGCTTCACAAGGACTTTGTTCGATCTTACAGCGACGAGCGGATCACCTACCGAGTCAGGGAAAGCGATGAAACGCGATTCTCGACTTGGAATGGACAGAGCAGGGACGGCAAGAAACACGCAAGAGACTTAGGCCAGCAACCCTTTCCCTGGGAAGGTGCATCTGACACTCGCATCCGTCTAGCAGACGAGGTCTGTTCTTTCATGGTGCAGTTGTCTACCTCCGCTCTCAGCCGTGCTGCTTTGAACGTAGGAGGAGTGGAAGGCAAAGACCATGAAGATGCCAGTGCGGTCGGTGTTTATCTTCGGTGGATGTTGCAGACAGTGTTGCAACCTGACTTTGAGGAAGAATTGGAACTCCACGCAGAATATGCAGCACAATACGGCTGGAGTGTCCTTCACACTACCTGGGATCGCTGCTATGCCCAGGTCCCACAGCAAATATCCCTCGAAGGCCTCGCCCGGTTCATGGGAGGAACCGATAACTCACCAAACATCGAGGCACTCCAGTCGGCTCTCAAAAACGAGAAGGAATACTTGGCTGACCTGTTGGTTGGTAGCAACCCAGGCCTGAAGAGGCAGAAGGCCCTGAAACACATCAACGAGGTCGCGAAGACAGGAAAGACTGTGTTCGACGTGCCTCAGATGACGAAAAATCAACCCAGCATCGTAGCCCTTCGACCTTACTTTGAAATTCTATTCCCCCCTGAAACACAGGATTGGCACAGGGCTAGGGCCATCTTTCGACGCGATTATTA